AGTCAAGTGTTCCACTATTTGCCCAGTTTTAATCCAGTAGGAATTGGCTTGATATATTCCCAGCGATTTATGTAGGCAATACCATCGCCATCATCACGCAATTCTATTGAGCCGTTCATAAACTCATCGTGGTCTGGAGTTATTGCTAACTCAGGATATGCTGCAATTATTTCGTCAATTAAATCCATTTTATGCTCCTAAGAAAGTGCAACCGAAAGAAGTTGGAATATTATTTTGAGCAGCAGAATCGGCGTTATTACTTGCACCGCCATAAACTGCAACTGTAATGTAATCTCCTGCGGATAAACTCATAATGCTGCTGGCAATTACACCACCATTACCAATGGCAGGATTAGTAAAACCTGAAGTTGTATTGTATCTGCTGCCATTTTTGTAAATTGCGCCAATACCAGTCGTTGCACCATTTGAAGTTGTAATTGCATAAGAAACTAAATAATAACCACCTTTGCCTGATGGAATTGTTATGCGAGTGTTGTTTGTGGCATTGTCGTGATAACCACCAACATCTATTGTTTCAACATCAAAAGTAATATCTGTATAACTTCCACTGGTCAATGACTGTTGCGTACTTTTCCCTAACGCGCAACCTGCAAAAGTAGGTGTGCTTGAAGGTGTTGCCCATTTTAAGCCTGTTGCAGCAGTTGAATCCGCTTGTAAGACTTGACCATTTGTTCCAACGGAAAGAGGCGCTAAAGTATCAGCAGCAGTGCCGCCAAGAATATCGCCTTTTGCATTGATTGCGTAGTTTGTTGTATCAGCGACGTATTTCAATCCGACTGTTTGAGTTGAATCTGCAACCAATCGAGTTTCATTTGCTCCAACGGCCAATCGTGCGTCCACTGTTGAAAATGCAAATAAATCGCCTTTAGTTGTCAGCGGCGTCTGATCTGTTGGAGTGACCCAAGTGAAGGCCATGTCTGTACCGCTTGTCTTAGACAAGACTTGACCGGTTGTGCCGCCTTTCAGCTGCGCCATTGACGTATCGACACCCTGGCCGAACGTGTTGAAATCAGCCGGAAGATTCGTGACCAGAGATGTACTGGTCGGCATCACCCAGCCGAAGTTTGTTGTTGGATTTGCCATCGTTTCTCCTTAATTCACGACTAACGCATCTGCGTAGTCAAGTGTGCCAGATAGAGTATTGAATTTTTCTAAGACACTCACATCTTGCCATTCCATCGCCTGGAGTGAGAATGGAAGTGGCGAAACGATAAGAGTGACGGAGAGTTCGTTGTAGGAAGCCTGGAATTTCCAGCCCTCAACAAAGCCCAAGAAATTTCCTGATTGCATATTGGCAGGAAGATTTGCCAACGAAATTGGCTGACCCATGAAGACGTTTATGAGAGAGTCACGATCTCCGTCGTCCAATTCTGGATTAGTCAATGCGAAAGTGATTGTCTCCAGGAAAGACTGAGGTTGTGCTCGGAGTGTCAGATAGAAATTGGCCTGAGACGTTGCATCGGCTGAATGATTGAGTGAAGTCGTAATTTGCTGAGCCAGTTTTCCATAGAGTGCGATTGAGGCGCTATCGGTAGCCGTAGCCGTTCCAGACTTCCAGACAATCGAGACGTCGTTGCGAATATCTCCGGCCTTCGTCTGGATCTTAATTCCACGACCTAGAGCCTGATTGGCATCGAGTTCGGTGTATCCGTTTGTCGCTAAATAGGTCGAACGATGAGTCGAATCTGCATAAGAAATTTGACCTTGTGCATTTTCGTAAATATAACCAAGTCCCGAAGTTGCGAGGTCGGCCACAAGATTCCAGGTGATTGTCTGACTAGATCCGCGATTGGCTAATTCATAATTGCCCGGACGATCTATCTCTCCCAAGCCAGTATTTTGAGCATCAGCCCAAGTCTCAGTCGCGGGCACGTAAGTCGCCCAGGTAAGAGCTGCTGGAACCTCTGACCAATTATTGACCAGTAAATCTTGGAGGATTGTATAGATCTGGTCGCCGTCATAATCGACTGAAAGCACACCATTAGTTAAGGCCTTTTGAAGCCTTGCAAGTGCTCCCAGAGCCGTGATTGTTATCTCCTGAGTGATTGCCACTGAACCGGCCTGCGAAACTGTCACGGCCACGTCCACGATGCTTCCGCCGAAGATTGGGACGAACGTGCCAGAAGTGTCTTTGACCTGGATTGACACTGCATCATTGATTTCGGCAGTAATTGCGCCAAGATTGAGATTGATGAGATTGATTGTGCAATATCCGGCCTGCGCCTGTGTGTAGATATTTGTGCGTCCCGATGAAATTGAAAGGTTGGCTAGAACTGTATTTGTGACGACGACGCCATCAATTGTTATGCGCCAGACCGGACTCCAGTTTGTCATTAGAGAGCGACCAAATTACCGCCGCCACCTGTGCCGCGATAGTAAGAATCATTGAGCGTGTTCACAATTGTGCGAGCTGTACCTTCGGCATCGATTGCTCCATTGACTGTGATGCTGATGCGTGCAGCGTTTTGAGAGTCAGTGAATCCTCCACCGCCTTGAGCAGCTAAACGAGCTGCATTCTGTGAATCAGTAAAGCCACCTGAAACCATGTCTGCACCGGAAACGACGGAAGAGACTCCGCTTCCTGTTGTCGTAGATCCTGTTCCACCTGATGCTGAGACTGTTGGCACTGTAATTGTCGGGACTGTGACTGTTGCAGAAGGACTTTTCGGAATGCTAACGCTTGGAACGCTAATTGATGGAGCCGAAATCTGTGAGACGTTAGGTAAGAATGGAATTGAGTTGTAGACACGAATGAGCGCATTGATTCCAGCGACGGCTCCAGAGATCAATGCGTTCAAGCCAGAGATAACCGCTCCGATGACATTGATGATTCCTCCAGCGATTTCGCCGACAACCTTGAAGGCTCCGCCCAAGACTGTGACAAGAACCGGTACGACGTATTTTTGAATGAATTCAATGAATGTCAAGAATGTGTCTTTGTTCTTTTCAATTGCGTCAGTGATTGGCTTAAAGAAATCCGCGAATGAACCGAGAGCCGGAACGACCTTATTCACGATGAATTCCACTAGCTGCTGAATAATTGGAAGCAGTTTGTATCCGATAGTCTCTTTTGCTTCATCGAATGTGACTTTCAATCGCTCTAGGCGTCCAGCGTATGTTTCAGCATTTGCCGCAGCTGCACCACCGAAGAGATCCGTGAGTTTTGTCTGGACGTCAGTGAATGACATCGTTTTCAATTCAGCAGAAGATAATCCAATTCCCAATTTTCCAAGTGCAGCAGTATTTCCATCGTATGCCTTGCCGATTGCATTGGCGACGGCTTCGAGCGGCTTACCCGTTGATGTTGAGACATCTAACGCAAGTGAAAGAAGATCTTGAGCCTTACTTAAATCGTTAGTTGATAGCGCGATGCGCTGCAAGGCTGGACGAAGTTTGTCGTCGCTGACACCAGTTGCCAGAGACATTTTGAGAATCTGATCTTCGGTTGCCTTGATTTGTGTCTGTGTCGCACCCGTTGCATTTTGTAAGGCGTTGGCTAGTTTGACCTGCGCTGCTTCATCTGCAATCGCCGCTTTGACGCCATCGACTGCCAGCGTGACTGCATAAGCAGCAGCAGCAGCGCCAGCAGCCGCGAAAGCCAGTCCTGCCTTTTTGCTAAATTCGCCCATCTTTGAAGAAGAGTCATCAACGTCTCCATTGGCCTGAGCCAGCGATTTCTTGAGTTGATCTACATCAGCAAGAATCGAGAGTTTGAGTGTGCGCGATTGTCCGGCCATTTACCACTCCTTCAAGATTCGGTCGAAAGCATTTTCCCACTTGTCAATGATCTCTGGCTGTATTGCGCGGAGTGTCGGATAAATAAACCAACCAGTTGAACCGCGTCCAGTCGTACCTGACCAGATTGGAAATTGCTTGAATTTATTGGATCCAAATTCTGTTCCGCCCCAGAGATCCTTTGTTGTTGCACCGCCGGAGAATTTCTGACTTACGAAGCCGAAAGAGAGTTCGCCAATCTTGGAAGATTTAGACACACGGGAGCCACTGGCAATTCGGTCGGCGGCCTTGCCTCGACTGGTCGCTTTTTGCTGAATCTTGCCCTGAGCAAATTCTGCCAGTGCCGATGATTCTCTTTTAGCTGCATCAGTTGCCTCTGAATCCATAGCCTTGAAAGCAGAAGTAATGGCGCGAAGATCTTGCTTATTGTAAGCAATCTCAACGTTGTCGCTCATTCTGTTTCTCCAGTATCTCGAAAGCCGTGTAGATCTGCTCCGCCGTCGTCCATTCGCTCATCGGAATTCCCGTCGCT